TACTGGCCACAACTTAATGTTGCCTTTGCTTAGAGCTGGTTTCATCATGTTAGCGAGATCGTTAGCAGAGTTACCTGCTGATCCTGCGCCAGAGATCATATGTGCCTCGTCGATGAACAGCACAGTCTTACCTTTCTTAGTAAGGGCTTTTAACACTTGCTTGAAACGTTCTTCAAAATCTCCACGATACTTACTGCCAGCAAGCATCGCACTAATATCCAGGTTATAAACTGTATAGTCTTTTAGAAAGTCTGGTACAGCACCCTTAACAATATTGTAAGCAAGTCCTTCTGCTATAGCAGTCTTACCTACACCTGGATCTCCTACTAGGATAACGTTGTTCTTGCTACGTCGACCCATCGCTAGCGCAATATTTTCTAACTCTTCAATTCGACCAATAACAGGATCAATCTTATTCTTCTTAACAGAGTCGTTTAAGTTTGTAGTAAATGATGCCAGTGCTCTGCTACTAGAATTATCTTGTTCTTCTACTTCTTCCTGCTCAACCGAATTGTTAATGTAGTCGGCAAATTTATCTTTATCGATATTTCCTTGAGCAATATAGAAATGTGCCCAGCTACGTTTTTCGCCAATCATAGCAAGGAACACATCAGTTGGTTCAATCCTCTGGCGTCCGTTAAACAATACTTGTGTAAACGCACGATTAAGTACACGCTCAACTGATTGAGTTTTCTTTGGCTTAACTACTACATCTTGGATGGTAATTTCGGCGCACTTATGTTGAAGATATTCTCCAAGATTTTTTCTTAGATTCTCAGCATCGGCACCGTATCCTTGAATAGTATTAGTAAACGACTCATCTAACAACATGGCAAACAATAAATGTTCAATTGTTAGATATTCGTGATGTAATTTTTTAGCAGTATCAATTGCTTTTTCAAAAACTGCTTGTAAATTGTCGCTTGGTTCAACCATTTAATTTCCTTTGTTTTTTCCGTGCCATTTGTAATTTTAAATCACTTACATATTCAGTAAATGTTATTCCATCTAAATGATCCAATTCATGCTGGAAACATCTAGAGTCAATGCCATCAAGTTCTATTATACACTGTTTGCCAGCGTTGTCAAGATAAGCGGCAGTAATTTTATTATGTCTTTTAACGTTAAGCCATAAATTAGGAAAACTTAAACACCCTTCTTGGTCATGTATTAGATCATTATCGCCAATTAAAATATATGGATTAAAACATCCTACTTCACGCCCATTTTTTAACTGTAATACAAATACCCTACGTAACAGCCCAACTTGATTAGCGGCAAGACCAATTCCTTTGTTAGCTTTCATTATTGCTAACATTTCTTGTTCTACTACTGCGGCATTAACATGATTTTTAAAATCCCAAGGTTCGGCTTTTTGTTTAAGTATTGGATTAGGATCGTGAATTAATTTCATCATTAAGTTGTTTTAACCTTGCTACTAAATCTGGATCGGTTACTGCCGGCGACTTAATATTTACTACAATTACAAATCTTCCTTTGTATCCCGAATGGGGATTAGTAAATCCTTGTCCTGCGCTGGCAAATTCTGTACCAACATTTACTCCGGGTCGCATGTCAATAGGCATGGTGTTGCCAGTAATAGACACGGCAACTTTTTGACATCCCACCATTGCTTCTATTGGTGTAATGTCTATACTTGTATATAGGTCATCGCCTCGGCGTTCAAATTTGCCAGCAGGGTCTCCTAACACAACAATGGTTACATTTAAATGACCCCGAGGTGCGTGAGGAAAACTATCATCGCCTAGTCCTGCGTATCTAATAGTTTCACCGTGGGTAATTCCGGGTGGCACATTGATGACTACAGTTTGTGGTTTACCACTAGGCAATCTATAGTTAGCTTCTAACTGTTTTCCTAAGTAAGAATCTAGCAAGCTGATTTGACATTGAATATTTAAGTCTCTATTTCGACGTTGATTCCCACCACGCATATGACCAAAAATATCACCAAACGGGTGACCTTGCCCAAAGGGATTACCGCCACCGCTAAACATATCACCAAACGGATCCCCTGATGTAAATCTTACTTGTGGACCGCCACCGTACATACGTTGTTGATCGTATTCGGCTTTCTTTTGGGCGTTGCTTAACACATCATACGCAACACTTATATCTTTGAATTTGGCTTGATCCCCACCCTTGTCTGGGTGGTGTTTATTAGCCAAGCTTCGATACGCTTTCTTTATTTCATCTGGGCTAGCTTGCTCGCCAACGCCTAGGGTTTGGTAATAGTCAGTCATGGTCGTAAAAAAGGCTCCATTAATAGTATTAATTATACTATCTTAAATGGAGCCTGTCAAGAGTTTGATTACTTCTTTTTAGGATCTGGCTTAGTACCTTCTACGGCAGTACCTTCCACTTTCTTGTGAACTTTAATTTTCTTACAAACTTGGACTGGTTTACCAGCTTTATCGTTTATAACTTTACCAGCTTTATCTGTTTTATCTTTACATACTTCTTTTGTTTCACCACCTGCGTATGCTGTGCTAGATAACACTAAACATAGTCCTGCTACAAATATAATATTTTTCATTGTGTTTTCCTTATAAAATTGGTTGCGGCTCGTCTGGAATGATCTTCTTGCCAGTTGCCGTTGTTGCTATTTGCGTTGTACCCCAACTTGGTGCTGGCGCAAAACTTGTGCTCGGTGCTGAAGGTGCGCTTCCAAAGCCGCCTCCGCCAAAGCCACTTGGTGCTGGTGCTGGTGAATTAAAACCACCGGATGAGCCGAAGCCTCCTGTTGACGGTTGGCTAAATGTTGATGGGCCGCCCGCAAATCCTGTTCCTGGTGTCTGTGCTCCGCCATTGTTTGCTCCACCTAGCTTTTCCTGTGTACGACCAAATGCCGCAATACCTAAAACTGCACCCATTGCAATGTGGAATAGCCCGGCACCTTGTAGTGTCAGTGGATTCCATTGAGTCATATTAGCTGTATGTAGTACAGCGTGTAATAGTGACCATAGTACTGGAAATAATATAAAATCGCACATACAAACCATCATGTACATCCAGCCCATCATTGGACGCCATTTTGAATTCATCCAATCTTCTTTTTTCTTTTCGCTTTCGCTTTTAACTTCTTCGCTCATTTGTCGCTCCTAATTTATTTTAAAACCAAAGAAATAAACCATTTAGGCTTAATAAGATACCAAATCCTGCTACCGCAAAGCTACCCCAGAACATGGCCATACTAACAGCAAGAATACTTGCTGATAATACAACAATAGCCAACTGGTATGCTGTGCTTGCGTAACCAATCCATGGGCTAGAGTGCTTTGCTATTTCACGTTCTGCTTCCATCTTACGGGCGTTGGCAGCAATTTCTTTTTTGTCAGCATCCATACGCTCTGCTTCTGACTTGAATTCTGCTTTTAGTTTTGAATCACTAGTTGTTTTGCTGGCAATTTCAAAACTTACTAAACGATTATTCTTTGCTTGATATTGTGCCCACGCATTGTTAGCACCTAATGTATTGTTTAATACTGTGCTAGATAACTTGCCGCCGTACCATGCGTTAACTGCTAATAACAAAGCAAATATGCTAATAACCATACCTGCTTTGTCTTTTAGTTTTGCTTCTCTCTCCGAACGTGAACCTACTGGGGGCTTTGGTGCGTCTAGATCTTTTGGTTGCTTTGTTACTAAATTTAATACTGAATCTATTAATGCCATTGTTCGCTCCTGCTTAATATACTCTTATTTAACGCTTTCGAAGATTTTCTTCTGTTCCTTATACCATTCTTGCCATGCTTCTAGTTTGGCTGCGTTTTCGTGGCAGGAGCCGTAGTTTTCAACGACTCTGTCAAGGAGCTGACTGGCTTTAACTTCGCTGGCGGCTCCATCAGTTGCGGCGGCACGTCCGGCCACTTCATTACGACTGGCGCTGTCGTGCAAGCTGACAGTAGACTTAGGCAAGCTACAGCTAGAATCCAACTGCTTACCGGCAACTTCTTTGATAATTTCTCTGTTAACATAAACGTTTTCCTTCACTACTTTAATTTTAGTGACTACCCTTTCTTGTATAACTGTGTTTACTTTTTGACTCTGCTCTTCGGCAGCTTTTACTTTTGCTTCTAATTCTGCTACACGAGCTAACCATGCTTGTTGTACCCCATGTCCGCCAAACAAATAGGCACCAACTACTAACAATACAACGCCAACTAACTCTGCTGGAAGTTTGTACTGACCCATCATAGGAATCCATCTTACAAGTTTACTTCCGATGTAAAGACTAACTCCTGCTATTGTAAGTATATAATATACCCAAACAAAAATGCTATCTGGAATAAGACTCAACATCCACTGAATTTGTCCCATAATAGCTTACCCGTGTAGCACGTGAATAGCGTGGTTGTAGTGCTTAATACGATCTTCTAGACCAATAGTTCCGCCATTAATACGCTTTGTTAAAGTTAGCATATCACTTGAGTCTGCCCATTGATTTAAATTGTTAGCTTCCCAGAACCAGCAAGCTGATTGAATAGCGCCTTCAAAAGTTGCTAGAAACTCTGGAAGTTCTTCTACAGGGGTTTCGATACTATCAGCAAAGTTTTGATAATTCTGTTTACCTGTTAATTGAATAAGGCCACGCCCGCAATAACGGAATCCATCGCCGCTTGCTTCGTCGCCATTGCCCATACGATTTCCGTATACACGATTAGCGATCATTTCTGGTTTTTGTGCGTAAGCATTTGCCAATTCATCAGTTGGAAAGTATTTAGGAAATACCTTACGTAGTGTTACAGCGCGATAGTTTAAGTTTTCTTTTAATGCTTTATATCCGCCTGATTCATGTGCTGTCTGTGCTAGAAATGCTGCCACACGATTTGTGGTATTAATTTCATAGTCAGGTAAAATCTTACAAAGTGCTTCGTACCAATGAGACACATACTGATTGCCAGGAATAATCTGTGCTAGTTTTTCTGGCGTAAATTCAAAATCAAAATCTGACATTATAGTTTCCTTTTAAGAGCAACGGCCCAACCGCTGTTTTCAAATATAAATGTATCACCAATTTTGGTAATATTGTACGGCCCGATATACTTAGACAAAAACATGACTTCTGCCATGCTTGAGCTTTCTAACATAATAGGACCTTTTACCGCAGTATAGACTTCTTGTCGTGTACCGCTAGTAATGATATTAAATTTTACTAAATCACCGTAGCCTTTTTTAAAGCTAATTGATTCGTCAAGTAAATGAATTTCTTCAGCATAACTGTTTCTAAAAAAGTTGCTAAAGTTTTCTAACATATTTTCTTGTGTAGCAACTTTGTAAGATTCTGCGTCACTTGGCACAGCTAGTTCTAAATTCTCTAATGATGCTTCTTGGCTTTTAAAACTTTTAAAGTATCTAAATCGCATATTAGGCTCGTCACATAATTTCTTAACACCGTCTAACACTGCGTTGATTTGACTAGCAACGTGTCTGCTACGTTCTAATTCAACAAACACTCGATATTTGCCATCGTCCATTTCGCCTGGAGTAATGTCTGCGTCGAGTACAAAATCGTAACCCATTTCAATAAAATTTTCAAGGTCTTTAGCAGGATCTTCGCCGTCAACAGTAAATGCTACTACAACAATATCTTCGTCGTCGCCAATTTTACTTTTATACGAATCGATCTCAAACACTTTTTTAACAAAGTGTCTTAGGTCAGTAGCACGTAAACTTTCTGTAATGTATTTCATAATTATACCGGTGGAGCCGCAGCCGCGCCTGCTGGAGCAGGCATGCCGCCAGGAGCAGGAGCCGCACCGCCAGGAGCCGCTGGAGCAGGCATGCCGCCAGGAGCAGGTGTTCCTGCTTTAGGAGCAGTGGCTTCTTGATCTTGATTTTCGTTCTTCATTTTGTCCATGTAACCTTTGTATATATCAAAAGCTACTTTCTTTGGCATCTGAATTTCGACAATCCAAATAGGTTTATGATCTAGTTTACCTTTTTTAGTACCTGGACGAAGGTCATCCGGTGTACGGATCTTTCGAGGTTCAATTAAATGACTCTTTTCGTAGGATATTTTACAACCTAAGTCTAGTAATCGTTTAGCACCGTCTGGGTCTGGCATCTTATTCTTGGGCCACATAAAACTAGCAGTTATCCAATGTCGATCCACTATTGGGCCTGATGCTAGTTCACCATCTTCCCAATTATCATACACATATAGATCCATTACGTCGAGTACACGCTCAAAGTCTTTTAATACACTGATGCTAGTGTTGTTTTCGTATAGATCATCTATGTTACGGATTATGTCTAAAATATCATGCATGAGAGTTCCTAGAATTCATTATACTTATTTAGCTGGTTTGAAATCATAAGCTAACAGTTTATATTTCTATGTATTAGTTAAATAATAGTGTAGGACCTCTGTAGTAATCGAGGCGGTCGCTACAAGTCCTACTTTTACATTAAAGTAGGAGCAACTTAGATGACAAAAAGAGTGAAAAAACGCTTTACATCAGAAGTTAAAGTCATTGACTTTCAACCATACCTTCCTCAAAAGAAGCAACGTGTGAGCCTTCAGGCGCGAAATGCCAACCAGAAGATATACATACAAAAACTCCAAGACGAACAAAAAAGCATTATATTTGCTATCGGGCCAGCTGGCACAGGCAAAACAATGTTAGCAGTTCAACATGGAATTAAATTGTTTCAAGAAGGTATAGTAGACAAGATCATTGTGACTAGACCCGCCGTTTCCGTAGATGAAGATTTGGGATTTTTACCAGGTACGCTAAATGAAAAAATGGCCCCGTGGACAAGACCAATATTTGACGTACTTGGAGAATATTATAAACAAACAGACATAGCTAAAATGCTAGAGGATGGAACTATTGAAATTAGCCCGCTCGCTTATATGCGAGGCCGAACATTTAAAAATGCTTACATTATCGCTGACGAGTGTCAGAATACCACAGCTAATCAAATGAAGATGCTACTTACACGCTTAGGTGAAGGATCTAAGATGGTAGTGACAGGCGATTTAGCCCAAGCAGATCGTATGAACGATAATGGACTAATAGAATTTTGTAATTTATTATCGAAGAAGCCCGGACTTAAACATATTGATATAGTCCAGTTCGATCATAAAGATATTGAAAGGCACGATGCCGTTAAGGAAGTGTTATCAATATACGGTGATTAAAAAAGGGCCTTCGGGCCCTTTTTGTTTACAAGTGACTTAATCTTATCAGCGTTGCAGCTAAGTTAATTTCAGCATCACTAACTAACGCATGATCTGCTAATCCTGCTTTAATAATAAGGATAGCTTTGTCTTGTGTTGGCTCATCGCCAAATATAGCAATGTTATCATACAACCATCGATAGATTTCTTCCATTTCTTCTGGACGAGCCTGCGAGCAGACTAACTTACGTGCCTCACTGATCTTTCCAGCTTTAAACAACGCAACCATTTCAAGTTTATAATCAGCTTGCCCGCTGTCACCTTTTTCTGGACTGTGTAATTTACCATCTAAACTATTCATTTGAACAGTATTAATACACTTACGCAAATCTGGATACGTTGCTTTAACAAACGTGTCTAAAGTATCGAGTTCAAACTCCACTGCTTCTGTAATCAAGATCTCAGCAATGCGGGCAGTAAATTCAGTAATGTCTACACGTTCAATATGAAAGCCTTGGCAACGGCTATGTAACGCAGGAATAATTCTATTAGGATAGTTACAAGTAAGAATAAACCTAGCGGTAGTATGATATTCTTCCATAACACCACGTAAAGCTGCCTGTGCGTTTGGACTTAGATAATCTGCCTCGTCTAGCAATACTACTTTAAAATCACCAAACGGAATCATCTGTACAAAATTAACAATCTTGTCACGAACATCCTCGACCGAGTTAGTTCGACTTGCGTTGATTTCTAAAATATCGTATTCATTTAAATCAAGTTCATTAAATAAAATTTTAGCTAGGGTAGTTTTGCCAATCCCTGCGTTACCACTAAACAACAAATGCGGAATTGATTTTTGTTTAATCCATTGTTGGACTTGCTCTTTTTGATGACTATCTCTAAAGACGTAGCCTTCAATAGTTGCTGGTCTATATTTTTCTACCCATAGTTCTTTCATACCAGTTCCTCAACGATGCCTAACACTTCAGCCAGGATAAAGCCAGTGCCGGCAAATACAAAATTACCGCTGACTAGACATCCCCCAGCAACGATCCGAATTACACTCTTAGCTAGGCTAACATAAAAATGTCCCTTGCTTGTATCTTTAGGTTGAATTTCCATTTGTAATCTCCTTATCACTATTATACAGGTAAGAACAGGACTAGTCAATAGTCCTGTTGCTCAAAGCAATTACACATTAGTAATGTGGACGCATAAAATCTTCTGGGCTGTGAGTCGACCCGTGACCAGGTGTGCTGTGTTCGCCAGAATAAAAATCATTCGGTGGTTCGTCAGTACTTAGAAGAATAGCCTTAGTGTCAACTCGCCGGATAACAAATTCATCACCGTCATCACCTCTAACAGTAACTCCTCGAGTCCAACGACCGTGTTCGATTAGAATCCATTCTCCTACTTGAACATCCTTTTGGTCTTTACCGATAGCCCAAACTTTACCCCAGCGCGGTTTAATACCCTCACTTTTTCCGTCGTCACTTCTGATAATAATACCACTTGAAGTTTTTTGTTCTTCAAAATTCATGTCTGTAATTAAGACATTATCTCGAATTGGAATAAGTTTTCCTTGTACTACATTCATTCGTCGCCCTCTGGATCTTGATCGGCTACTGTTTTAGTAGCAGGTACACGTGATACTTGCTTGTCAGCAACCGCACCTGCCCCAGTTGGAACTGCAATTGTGTCTTCAACTTTGCGAATAATTTTGCCGCCAGGGCCTAATTCGTCGCCACGGGCGTTAACTTTTACGTTGCCCACTGCTACGGTCATTTCGTTTTGCATAACCAATTTAGTCATGTCAATTTCTTTACCTTGCATTGTTCGGTAAACTGATCTTTGTTGTTCTTTCATTGCCATTTTAATCTCCTTGGATTATACTATTACTTATCTCAGGAATTCCTGCCAGTCTAAATTATATTTGACTGAATCTATTTCGTGTACTCCTAGCAAAAAAAGCACAAAACTGGCTACGCTAGATCCACGCCCTACACCCCAAACTACGTTATTTTCGTTACACGTATCGACAAAATGTTTAATCCATTGTAGCAATGGAATCATATCTCGTTCTTTATACGCAGTAATTTCTGCGGTAACCCTCTCACGCTCGGCATCAGTAGTACACCTAGATAAACAGTGTGCTTCTACATCAAACTCTAAATATTCTTTTGGCATAAACCAATCACTTTGTAGTGCTTGGTCAAAGTCTTTGATTGAAATTTGATCTAATTGCTGATTAAAGCGATCAAACTCAAATCCAGCAGTTTTCTCTAACTGCTCAATATCGTCAGTGTAATCTACTGTAACTTTTTTTAGATTAGTTAGCTTGCCCTGATAGAGGACCTTGAATATGTCTTGTGAATTAAAGATAGGATTACCAAATTGATCTAGGCGCATAGCCTATATTTTAACTTACATTAATCAGTTTGTCAAGATCTTTATTGCGAGAATTCATCATTTTTTCGTATTCTCGAAGCCTGCGGTTTGCCATTTCTGACTTATAAGTATCTAGCATCATAGCAACTTGTTGTTGTAGCTCAAAATTGTATGTGCTGAAATACTTACGAGTTAAGTCGTTAATTTTGGATTCAATTTCTGAATCCTTAAATTGCGATAGGTCTCCGGCTAATGGATGCATAGATTAAGCAAATACTGCGCCGTTATTACCGATACAGAACCATTTGTTATCAATGTATTGTAATAGACAACTTTGTCCAATAGTATCAAATAGTATTGTACCAGCCCCACCCCACCCTGGGTTTACTACAGAAATAGTCATAGTACTATCACCGGCGGTGTACATAAACGCTTTGGTTTGTCCATCCTTACCTTCCATTAACGTAGCAGTAACAGGTGTGGTAGTAGCAGTAAAGTATGAAGCTGTTTTTGCTAAACTTGCCGGCGCACCAGAAACTAAATTTTCACTTCCTGTAAAATAAAATCCGCCAACACTTACTGGATATGCAGCACCTAATAGAGATGTGTCAAGCATGCCAGACCCTTCTAAGCCGTACAAGAATAGTATCTTTGGAGTTTCGGAGGTAACTCTAATTTCAACATACGCACCTGCTGTCCCTGCTGTACCGTAAACGGTTACTCCTGTTGTATACGGAGTGATCGACGCCGGGACTGATGTGTCTGCGGTTGTTGAAAACCGTAAAGGAGCAGGACTATTAGATGAGTCACTTAGATTGAAACGATATTTTTTTCCTTGGCTAAGTTCTAAAACAAACTCAGCGCCAGCATCTGTTTTTAAAGCAGTACCGTCTAAGAAAAATACTTCCTGTGTACCAGATCCGTTATCATTGATAGTAACAGCATATTCAACTAGATCAAAGTTATTAGTCCAAGTAGATGTACCTGCATCATACTTTAAACTATCGCCGTCGGCTGGCAATACAATATTAACATCAGTAACGTCATTAAGATTGTTATTACTATTTTTCCAATCACTACCGTCATATTTTAAAATTTGGTTAGCAGTTAGCGATGTAGCAGTGTCAACATTAGAAATGTCATTAATATCAGCAATAGTTATGCTAGTCGTTGATAACGAAGTATTGCCTTCAACTGTAAGATTTCCTTTGATTACAACTTCGTTTGTAGTAGTAGATCCTAGTACAACATTACCGCCTACGTTTAATCGTTTAGAAACACCGACACCGCCGGCAATAATTACAGCACCAGTTGTTTTAGATGTCGATTCAGTAGTGCCTGCTACAGTTAAATTTAATCCAAGATTGGCACTTTTGGCGATTCCGATGCCGCCACTAAGTTTGACAGCACCAGTAGATGGCGAAGTTGATTCAGTTGTGCCGGTTGCGGTTAACGTACCGCCGATAGTTACGTTACCGAATGATGTAATTAATTCACCAAGGGTAGTATAATTTCCTATCACACGCATGAATACAGTGTCGCCGTCGTAAGTCCAAACATCAACTACTGTATGAACCGGGTCGGTTACTCCCGGAGTATATCCAGTCAATGTAACTGTTTGGTTTACTATACCGTTCGATTGATCAAATACTACTGATCCGCCACTATTTGAGAATTGAACAGTCCATGCGCTGGCCCCATTACTTAATAAATGAATACGCATACTGGTAAATTGTACCGGCGTAGTTCTCCAATTAGCAAATGTAATTAATGAATTTTGAGATATTTTAAAAACTTGTAGAGCACCGGCGTTTTCAGAAACACCACTAAAGTGAATAGTATGTTGATTACCTGTAAATGTAGTTTCTCCAGCATCTGGAACTAATCCGTTAAAGTTGCTGTATAATCCATTCTTAATGGTACTGCCCAATAAGTCGTTAGCAACACTATCAGTCCCATCTAGTGTTTGTTTTAATACTGTTTTTAGTTGTAGATCAGACAGGTCTGACTGGGCTTCGCTCAAAGAAGCTTTTATTGCGGCAAAATTTCCACGAAACCCTTCGCTGTCGTTATCCTGGCCAGCAACTGGGAATGATTCGTTAATTGCGCTATAATTTAAATTGCTCATATTGTTATCCTATCGTTTCTAAATATAAGGTATTTATCCCCTATCTCGTCACCGACTGCATCAATTATATATCGATCAGAGGTGTAGTCTAATAATTTAAAATCAAACCCACTAAACTTGATGTTTAATATTATGTCATCTGCTGTTCCTACTTTACAATAACAAAGCGGAACGGCTAACTGAAAATCCAATTCCTGCCTTGCGCCTGGTTGAATACTGCGCATCCATAGCGGCAAGTAGTTTCGTTCTAATTCTAATGGTATTTGATTACCAGAGTTATCTATCCTGTAACTTGATTTAATGCGTTCTCTCCACAAAGAAACACTGTTAGGATAATATGTACCTAAATTTGGGTTTGATATTTCATACCCGGATTGATCAATACTTAATGCTGGATCAGGACGATTTGAGGCGTTGCCGACTTGTTCCATACGAGCACGTTTTGCCGCCGCCATCGGATCACTTAAACTGTACCCGGCTGACCATATGTCGTTATTTGTATCAATTGTTATACTAGCAGACCGTAACCCTAAATTCTTTATAGTATCAGGAAGGACATTGCCATTTGGTTCTAATGGGTCGACCATTTGTACATATACTACTTCGTATACCTCGTCGCGTGTTCCTGGAATAATAGCAGTGGCTTTTTTAATAGCACCAAATTGAAATCTCTTGCGTTTATGATTTAACCCCATTGCTGATACATAGGCTGCAGCTTCTGTAGTTTCAATCCCGGCAAATATTAGCATTGATAATTCTTGCTGAATTCCAAAGTTTTCGTCGTTTGGTCGATAAATGCTTTCCGGAGTAAACACACTAGCATTATTAATGAACCCCTTCCATTTGGCTCGTTGATCTAATTTCAAGAACGGTTTAGTTTTTAAGTTTCCGTAGACTGCTCGATTTGGAGTATCTACAGTAATTGAAAACGTTCTAGTAGTTGCGCTGTAACCAAATTGATCTTTTGCTTCAACTGTAAACACAAATTTACGATCTACAGTAGTTTCTCCGTTATCAAATGACGTAAATGTCTTTGTAGAAACTTGGGGCGGTTGATCAAAGAATCTAGTAAGTCCCGGATTACCTGGTTTATAGAACTGATTAGCTTTACCAATAATTTCTCCATCTTGTGTTAGACCTAGTCCAGGTGGCAGATTTCCGCTAACTTTTGAATATAGTACTGTTGCGCCTGATATACTAGTAGCGGCTTGTATTTTTAAAGTAGACACAAAGTTAGCATTAATTGAACCTAAATCAATAGGAGTAATCCAAGTGATAACACTTTCAACTTCGCCAATTATACTGACCGTAAATACTCTCGGTGATCTTGCGTATTCACCTTTATCAGAAAATCTAGTTGCGGTTATTGTAAATTTGTAATCTTTAGTAATTGCTGGCTGGTAAGGTGAAATGCCATAAATTTCAGCAGTAGCAATATCAAATTGTAATCCTGGAGGCAGTTGACTTAAATCACCGATAAAGAATGTAATGCCGTTTGGTAATGTTAATTGTAATGGTTGTACAACAGTAAGTCGATATTCGTTATTGCCTAATGCGGCCACATGTGATATTTGATATTTTCTGTAGTCGGGGGTTGCTATAACTTCTTCAGTTAACGGATCAGTGATGGTAAACAAACCGCCAAATGTTAACCATTGTCCGATTACTGGCGCGATGTGTGTATTTGTTATAGTAATACTGTAACCATCAGTTTTATTATCAGTGTATATTTTACTTAAAGTAACTGCCGAAATGTCGCTGTTTATTTCTTCTAATGAATAGATAACTTGATCTGTGTCGTAGGTATCTAATATTAGTGTTATATAATTATTTGCTCTATATAACCCAAGATTACTCTTAGTGAGCCATATCGGCGCTCGTAAGTAAGTGGCATCTGCTGTGAATAAACTTGTACCGTCTAACAACGACACGTTGTCTGATCTAAAATAATCATCACCTACTACAAAAATTGCAAATTTTCTTTTTGATCTATACTCAGTTTTTGGCATAGTAGTGCCAGTAGTCGGATTAGTAGTATAGGTAATAATAGTTTCTGGTGTAACATCACCGTCAGTAATGCTAACTACAAACTCGTAATTTCTATTAAGTTTTTTTGGTCTTACCGCAGGCACACTGTAGTCAAAAAATACAGTATCGTAAATATAACTGTCGTAGCCATTTGTTGGACGTGATCCAAAATCAAACGCAACTGAATCGTAGTATCCGTCATCATATGTACCTGAACCGTCTTCAGGTTTGATCGACACTGCGGGTTCTACCCATCCTGTAATTTTACCCTCAGGCGACAGCGATAATCCTGGGGGTAGCAGGCCGTCGGTGTCAGCAATAAAGAAACTTAATCGTTGTCCCGCCGCGGTATCTCGGTCAAAGGCTTCAATTTGAAAATCTACGTAACTTGAGTCTAATACAAAGTATTGAAGCTGATTAGTGTTAATGGCCAGTGAGCCAGATGGGGTAATAAATTCGGGAGCATCAGGCCCTTGGATAGTTATAAAAAATGTTCGATCGGATATCTGACCGTTTTTTTCTGCTCGAATACAAAATTCGTAGGTAGTATCTCTAGAAACTTCGTAAGGGGTTCCTACAATTTTTAATCCTGAAATTCTAAGGCCGCCGGGAAGATGTCCCGATATAACTCTAAAATTAGAAACACCCGCTGATAGATCAACAGGCAAATTAAGTTCTTGAGTAGACCTTTCTTGGAATGTTCCAAAGGAGTATCCTGATAGTTGGGTCCATACTACTAGTGCCATGAATAATCCTAAATTAGTTTAACGCTACCCAACCACCTAATGTACCGTCAGTATTGCCTTCAAATTTACCAGTAGTAGTATTGAATATAATCATACCAACAGATGGTGTAGGAATAGCAGTGTCTCGAGCAGTATTATCAGCAAACACACCAGTTTTTATTGCTACACTAGCGTTCACTGTGCCTGTTACCGCAAGTACTCCGTTAGTTGTTGATGTACTATTGTTAATTTTTGCCACAGGGGTTAGTGTACCGCTAGCATTTCTAACACTGATAGTGAAAGCTCCTGGAACCACGTTAGTAGAAACTGCTCCGTCTACAGAAGCAGTCATTAATACGCTACCTACAGAAGTGGTACCATCATAGCCACTAAACGATATATCAAAAAGGTCGTCGCCGTTTTGAACTGTGGTTGGAACTGCATATGTGCCACGCCCCCTTTGAACACTAAAATTCTGGCCGTCTTGGCCGCTAAAGAATGAATTTATACCGATTACTGAGTTACCAAAGAAACTGGTCTGCGGGTTAACAGTTGATGTAATTAATAGCTGTCCGGTGCCAGTGTCAGTTGCCGAGATATACGGGCCAATAACAGTCATACCAGTATCTAATACTCTTAAATTATTACGCAGTACTCCATCAGTACCCATAGTAAAAATATTAATACTTGATGGAACTATGTTATTTGACACAGTTTTAAATGCGCTAGATGTAATTTGGGAAGCAAGTATAAATTGATCACCATCATACCCTTGAAAAATTACACTGCCGAGGCTGTCTTGACTAACAATAGTTGTTGGTGATAGAACCGTTCCGCGAGATTTATTAAAAGCTATGGAATTAGCAGTCGATGTGTTTACACTGGTGTTAAGGGCTATTAACGCCCTTGGACTAGTACTAGCAGTCATTCCTAACGCACCGTTTTCAATTGTTAAAAGATTTGATGTTTCATCCCAGGTTAAATTTTCAGTATTGGACACTGCTGTACCAGTAGTTGCATACCGCGCAAGAGAGTTAGCAAGGCCGCTGTTAACCGTACCACTTGCTGAGACTACTGCGTCAATTCTGTTTCCACTGTCTTGTGGAGTTGTATTATATGTAAATGTAATTCCAGTGTGTACACCGTTAACTAACGCCGCCGCGACATCGTCTTGAGCTCTTTCAGCAAGATAATATCTGTTAGTAGTACCTTCAGAAATATTGTCAGAAGTTAGTACCACTGCGCCAGTTTGGCTGTTTACACTAACTACTCTAACAACAGGAACACCGCCAGTAGTAGACCCATCACCGATGTATAACGGGCTAACCTGTGCTGATAAATTATCAGTCACATAAACTAGTTCTCCCGGTGCTAATGGAGTGGTTGCTCTTTGAGAGTTTATCCCTCTTCTTAATTGTAATGCCATATTCTTCTCCTACCTTAAAAGGTTCCTAAATCAAAAGTACTTGTAGTCGGAGCAGTAAATGTTCCAAAATCACCGAAGTTTGCGTTTAACGCAGTTTGAATTTGATTATTAAGCGTTCTAATATCAAAGCCCCATACTGTTGCTCGAACATCGCCACTTGCGCCTGGACTACCTGCCCCGATAACATTATAACCATTTAGGCTCAAACTGCCACCGAGTGTAGGGGATACATCAGTTGATACCTCTACTACCGATGCTATATCAATAGTCGTAGCGTTGGAAGTTAGTGTAATTCCCGAGCTTCCGGTTAATGTTTTAAATTTTAATTTATTATCAACGTAACTAGCAAATACTGCGGTACCGCTACCGAGATTTTCGCCCCCAACGCCTGTAGCAAACGTAGCATTAATTAAATCAAATGTGCTGTTGACTTTAGTAAACGCGGTAAGTAAATCGTCACCTGTACCGTCGTTAGGGTACTTGCCTAATTTTAGTTTTAAATTATCTGGTATAATAAATCCGTTTGCCATGGTTTGCGCTCTCTTTTAAGTATTTAGCTAGTTTGTTGGGTAATGAATATCGCACCTTATGGAAAGTGCGATACCTGTATTAAGCTACAAAAACAATGTATTAGAGCTTAATTACTTGCGCCGCCACGTAAACACCAAGCACCGTCAGCAAATATAGCCATAGCAATAGTTGTAGGTTCTAGTGATTCACCAGTAAACGGTGTCCAACTGTAATCTGTTATATTTGACATTCCCACTCCAGTAATAACAGTTCTAGCATTTGATACTAGTATATACGCATCACTAGTGTTGCCATGTGTGCTTGATGGTACAAAGTACATGATCTGTCCTTCGACACCGTCTGCTAACCCGTAGTGGTTAGTACCAATCACATTAACAGTTTTAGTTAGATCCAATGCTGTTGGAGTCGCTTGAACTACTCCATTAACTGTGACAGTAATTGTTAATGCGCCTGCGGTGCCGCCAATGTCACCGCTGTCAATTGTGCCTAACACATCGTTGATTGTTACGTTTGCTGTGCTACTCACGCTAACAAAATTATTAATAACACCGCCGTTAACAGCCACACTAAAAGTCACAGTGCCTAGTGTAAACGGACCGTATTGAGCGTCAGTTAATCCAGTTAATCCAGAATTGTGAGTTAATGACTCTGCGATGCCAGTAATTGTTGGCAATATCACACCAGTCTTGGCCACTGTACTTTTAACTACAGCGCCTGGTAATGTTAATGAACCATCTGTGCCAAAGGTCCAAGTCTTTGCGCCGACAGTGGTATTGGTTCGAATTAGTGTATTGCCAATACTTTGTATATCATAAGTGCTGGTTGAAATAACTGTATCGCCTGTTGTTGTAGTACCATCTGGGAATGTTAAATTACCAGTTGGAGAAAATACCCAACTTTTATAGCTATTTGATAATACTCCAACCGGCACAGGTCCAGGTCCAGTACTTAGAGCCCACCCGATGAGATCATTGCTGGTGTATTTGGCATCACCATCTATGAATACAAACCAAGTGCCGCCTAGGTTTTCTACAGTGACACTACTGTTGTCATTACCTGTATAAAGTGTATCGTTAGTTTTGTTATAAGTTTGATTTACTGGAACATTACCAGCACCACTTAGAGTTAGTATAGCAGTTTGATCAATAGCGTCAAGACTGATACCTTCACCGCTGGCAATATGGAAGCCCATGCCCACACGTATTGTTGTGTTGTTGCGGTCAAACACTATACCACCGTTATCTGGTAGATTTAGATCTCCAGCAACATCAAAATTCCAAACATTGTTGCTTGTGTTAGGAGTGGTTATTTCAATACCGCCATCAGTTGTAGTACGAACATTGTGGTCATCAGTGCCTAGAAAAATGCTAGTTTCAGACAAGTCGCCTGTGGTCAAGTGTAGGTGATGCTCATAATCAAAAGTAGGTGCGTCAGCGTTGATTAAGCCTGATTCAACTCCTAAACTTGCAGGGTCATAGTTGTTGGCTTCAGGTGACACACGCAGAGTAAACTCATTGTCATCACTGTCTAATACAAAACTAATGATGCCGCTACTGCCATCCAATACCACTGTGCCTGATCCTGGATCTGATATGCCAGCGCCTTCTGGGTAGATCCACCAGTAGAGCGTTTGGCCAGCGTAAGTAGATGAATTGATATAGAAAGTAAGAGTATCACCGACTATAGCAGTATTAGTATAATAATTTATGTTTATACCATTGTCGGTATAATCATATGAACCGCCACCTTTGATCACTAATTTCTGACTGGCAACATCTGGCGTCGCTGGAGTAAGTTGTATTGTGGGATTGCTGGTAACGTAGCCTTCAGTGATAGTACCACCTGCTGGCAATGTCAATGTGCCAGTATTTTCCAAAGTAACTGAGTAAGCACCGTTGACCAAACTGTTGTCACCACCCGGTGCTGTGAACAGTGTGCCTATTAGGAAGTTGCTTGAATCTTCTTCTAGAGTAACAGTGCCCATGCTTATGTTTGCGATATTGTCATAGTCTGTCTTGCCAGCATTAACCACTGTGATATCACTGGCTGAACTGTTAAGTACACCGCTGAAACTTGCGCTTTTGAAATCCCAGTTGCCCACTGTGAACACATCGCCAGAGGCCGGAATCTGTGCTACTGCGGCATTAACACTTCCCGGACCTCCAAATGGATCTTCGCCACCAAACCCAAGGCCTACGGCCACATAATCCTGTTTAACTGCTAGATTACTTCCGCCAATGTCGGATCCAAAGAAGTTCGTACCAAATGAATAACCAGCAGTATAATCTAACAGTCGTTGCCATGCCACTAGGCCATCAAAACTATATTTGGCCAAGACCAAATGAATGTCAAGGTCGCCAGGGTCTGTTCCAGTAAAGGTTGTGGCAGATAGATAAAGATGGTCATCAGCGCCAACCACTATGCTTGAGGTCCATTGCCCACAGTTGCCCACCACACGGCGACTCCACTGTTTGACACCTGAACTGTTGAATTTAACTATGGACATTAGTTGGCCAATTGGGTCAACATTATCGGCGCTATACTGACCACACACATAGATATTGCCCTCACTGTCAATGTCAGCGTCTGCGCCACTACAGTCAAAGTCCGCGTCAAACTGTATGGCCTTTTGCCAAACGATAGTACCGTTGGCAGCATACTTGACCACCAACATACGATCATCAGTGTCGTTAACAGCCACGGTGGCCACTTTGACAATCATATCATCTACACCGTTCACTCCACCAATCGTGGAACCCAACACCGTGACAATTACATCGTCTACTGTTCTGCCACCTACTGTATCAACAATGTTGGTAAATGTAGGGAAACCGGCAGCAAAAGTAAAATCTGCTGTAACTCCATTAGAGTTTATTGAGCCACCTATAGTCCAATTTAGATTACCTGCGAGATCAGCATACAAATCGTCAGCCGCATCCTGTATTCCAAATGACTCCATATAACCCACAGCCACTACTTCACCACTAGGACCCACTGCCATACCATAGGCTTCTTCATCGTTTTGTCCGTCTAATGCTCTTGACCAAATGACTGTGCCATCTGTTTGATCAATTTTGGTCGTTGTCACGTAGCGGTCATCACCGTTTTCAGCGAAACCAACCATAACAGGAGCGCCGGTGTTGGACACATCAACTACTGGACTAGAACTATTGTAGCCAAAGTCATAGGTCTTGCTCCATTCGACTAGGCCAGTGGTTCCACTGATTTTAGTCAGGGTAGCGTTGTCTTGACCACCGTCAGCACTGGTACGGCCTGCTATGTAAACAAATCCGCCATCATTGTCTACTGCTAGACCCCATCCGTCTGTGAAAAAATCGTCAGCGAATCCCGTAGTCCATATGCGTGTGCCAGTTGTGGTATACTTGCCCACTGAATAATATGCGCTGTCGTCTACAGGATCGACATGATTGAACAGGGCAATGATGTTGCCAGCACTATCGTATTCCACGCTGGTTACTACCTGTGGCACATCTGTAGCAGGTGTTGCTGTTTCAAATGTCTGTACCCAAATGTTAGCATCACCGCCAGTACCACCGCCGACACCTAGTACTGAGGCACCGGTTGAGTCTACAATGTCGCCACCTACAGGTAGTTGTAGTACACCGTCGCCCTTAAATAGCCAGTCGTGATTAGTTGAGTCATCAGAATCATCAAATGTTCTAATGGTCAATCCACTCTTGTCTTCAGTTTGATCCCAGTTTAGTTTAATCTGTGCTCGCTCAACATCATTCTCTTCATCAGGATCTCCTGTGTAGACACGGATTAACTGTGTGCTACTGCTACCTTGGTTGACATTAATCCAACGCATACTGGTAGTGCCGTCATCACAGTCTTGAATGAATCTACCACCATCAGCGCCTGTGGTGATATCACCAGGTGCTGTTAGGTTACCGTTTACGTCGAGTACAACTTCATTAAGTCCGTTGATTAATCTATCGCCTACTCCGCCGCCAGTTGCTATTTCAGTCCAAATAGCAGGCTGTGGAACTGTGCCGTTGTATGTGACAGTAAAAGCACTGCCCGATGTAATACCAACAGGATCAGTACCACTGCGATATGGCCAGAAGAATACTGGATTATTGTCAACATCAAATGTTACATCAGTACAAGTATACGTGCCACCAAACCCTGCGTCCGCCATAGCAATTTCCCAATCGCCTGGAACAATTGCCGCGCTTTGTAGAATATACAATATTTCTGGAGGGACATCAACACGAAGTATAAATGCCGCATTGCTTACGTTGCCAGTTTGGCTTGGTAAGAATTCTCCAGTAGTCACAAGTCCACTGTACTCGCCACCGTATTCGCTGTAGTCAAACCAGTCAGTAGTACAAAGATAAAGTTCGCCATTAGGTATTAGTGCCAGTGTGCCTGCTGTGTCACCTTCCTCACCTGCTGGAAACTCGATGCTACGTTCTACGACACCACCTGATCCACCACCTACATTCTCAACAGCACCTGCTCGCATTTTAGGACGGAAAGGAATCTGTGTCCAGTTGGCCGCGTTGAATGACGCAAACGGAGTAGGCGTTGTAGTGGCCCACATGTTGGCTGCTTCAGCACGAGTCTTGTCAGCAGTTAAAAATATACCTTGATTTTCAACATTGATCTCTTCGATTTGACCGTCATCTAGTTCGTCAACACTGTAGCCGGCCGACGCATAATCACCACTTGGTTGAGCACCACCACTTCTATATACATAGTCAGCATTGTCTATAATGGTAACAGCATTGGCATTACTGCCAAATATAATTGGGTTGCTACCATCACGTTCGTCTACTTCTTCAACAAAGTAGTCGGCAGCCTGAGTAACGCCAGGAATAACAATAGTAGTTGCGCCTGCTGATAAATTCACGCCGCCTAGTGTTAGGTCGGAGCCTTGTATTGCGAAAGGTTTATTTGCCATGTTATATTTTTCCTTAGTCCATTGTTCCGGTTTCTACCGAGTGTATTCTTAAACTTGCGTTGCCAGTTGTTGTTGCTGTTGCTGTTCTAGTTCCCACAATTTCAACCAAGTTAGATACAGGATTGCGGTCTACTGTAAATGTCATCAGCGGTGCTACGCTGGTATGCGTTACACCATATACAGACATTACAGGCACACTGGCAGCAGTATAACCTCTTACGGCAATGACAGCCTCACAGACTTGTGTTTCCCAACTGCCAGTGCCGCCAGTTTCATTTGCTTCTACTTGGATGGTAAGTTTAGCACCGCTGATGTAAGTTTCAGTAGCGGTCCATACTATTTGTGTTAGTACTGTGGTAGCAAGATTATTTGTTGTTGTTTTAGTAAAACTTCCACTGGGACTGGTTAGTGCGCCATTTCGACCAAATCGCCAAATAGATTCATTTGCTGTGCCGTAACTTGTGCCAATCTCGACAAACAAATTATTGTTTATCTGTATATATTGCTGACCGTCTTGGCTGGAAACACCGCCGCTACCGCCACCGCCGGGTGTTACAAACCAACTGTTATCGCTGGCACCTGTGCCGCCTGGATAATTTGCTATCTGTCCACCAGTTGGGAAAGTCGTAGCACCATCTGCGTCAAGGATAACTTCGTTAAGTCCGTTGACTAATCTATTACCTACGCCAGCACCTGGTTGGAAGTAAGTTAATGCCGCCCAAGTACTAACGCCGTCACCCAGCTTAAACTCACCTGAAGTTAAGTTAACACCAATCTCACCTGCGGCTAGAACAACAGTACTATTAGTAGTCCAGTTCGCGGCAGTATCTCTTCTTAATTTTATTTGCGTTGCCATTTTTTAATAGTCCTTAAAACGTTGTCGAAGCGGCGCCGCCGTCGATAGTCACTGTTATATTTAATTTATTAGTAGAATCGATATACTCTACGTTAACCCCACTATGGGTCCCACTAGTTAGCATCGCCGCCGCATAGTCCTGCGCCAGCTCAGTAACAGCCACAGCTAACGTTGCGTAGAGCTCATCAAAATTAGCATTTACTTTTTCAAATGCGGTACGTATTGGGTCGCCATTTTTAGCATTAGGCGCTGTTCCAGTATTAATTACTTGTTTAGTCATTATGATCTCCCTACAGCAATTTGTATTACTCCGGCTTCGCCGTAGTCTTTATCTTCTAATGCTTTGCCGATAATAGCGCCTAGTGTTGGATTTGTTGCTTTTACAGCACATCCAGGAGTAGCACTGGTTGTTAACATATCACCTTTCTTAACCCGCCCAACTACTCGACATGGAATACGTCCAGCTAACGCAACACAAACTTTAATACCAGTTTGTTCTGTATTCATTACATACGCTGGATTAGTTGTTACTACACCGGCTGAACGTGTGTCGTTCATTGTAGTAGTTGTTGTAACTTCTTTATCCCCACCGAACACTAAAACAGTACCTGCTTCGTATTCTTGATCGCCTTCGTAGAATTCAGCCAAGTCAGCGTAGGTAGCTTCAAATGTTCCACTTAAATGCCAATCACCAGTAATGTCGCCTCGTGTGCCGCTGGCACCAGTTGTTAGTGTAGTACTCTTTAATGTACCACCAGTGACATCAATTAAACCAGTTTGTACAGTTAATGTACCATCTGATATTGTTAAGTTACTACCAGTGGCAAATCTTAGTTGACTTGCCGCGGCCACTGTCCAATCACCTACAATTGATCCCGGAGTTGCTGGCGCACCAGTGTATAAACTCTTAGTTGTTAAAGAACCGTTAGTGACATCAAATGTGCCGTATACAGTTGCAATTCCGTTAGTACCATTAGTACCGGTAGCAGTTAGGAAATTAAATGTTCCTGGCGTATAAAAATCTACACTCGGAGTTGCAGCAGTAGTATCGATGATCTTATAACCATCTATCTTTAACTGTTTAGCATCAATCTCACCAGCACTACCAGTTTTAACAATACTACTATTTCCACCACTTGTTGTAACGGCAGTAACACTATATGTATTGTTGTTAGTGTTTGACCCGTCATACGCAGTAATCATTACACCATTGGCAGCAAATGACGCATTTTTAATACCATCACCTGCGGTAACTACATTACCTGGAGTAACTTCAGTAGGCGCAGCCGATACAGTTCCTAAGTTACCAACAAGACTTTTAGCACCAATGTATTGTAGTCTGCTTAAAGTTACACCAGTTGTTGTTGAGATACTTGGTTTAATAGTAATCCAACCATTTGATGATGTAAATTGTTGACTGTCAAATGCCGCAATACCTAAGTCGGCTTGCGCAACACTTGGCGCAGTATATGGTGATAAACTTGTAGGAGCAATGGTGCCACTGGCAGTCATTGCTAGTTTGCTTTGCGCAATCGCTGCACTAGCACTAACCATCAAGTTAGTAATCTTACCACTAGCAATTGCTGTAGTAATTGTTCCAGGACCAGCATTGTAAGTAATAGTAACATCATTACCTGTGCTAGATGCCGGTAGAGCAATATTTTTCCATTGCTGTGATACTACCGTTCCGCCACCGCCCCATAAGGTTGTATATGTGCTGACCCACGATACTGAGTTGTCAGTACAGTCAGATACTATCCATACACCATTATACCCGGTCGATGTTAGAATTCCACTGATGCTAATAAGTGATCCAACCGCAAACGGTGGACTGGCTTGTGTAGCAAAGTTTATGGTAGCAACTGCTCCAGTACCACTTGCTCCAACAACTGTAAAGTTTGTATTTAAATCATATACAGCAATGTTTCCTTGAGCAATATTGGTAAAGTTTGCATCACGTAATTCACTGAATTGATCGTGCTCAGCAACTAACGAATCAACGTACCCTTTAGTTGCTGCATCAAATGCGCCAACTGGGGTAGAAATGTTACCAATGCCAAAAGTAGCCATGTTAAGGTTACCTTTCATTGTTCCGCCGTTTAATGGCAAGTATCCTGGGCCAATTAAGTTAGATGACGGCACCGGACCACCGCCGTGATCAAGACCTAGTCGTTTGTCAATATACCCTCGAACAGCACTTTGTACAGGAACAACTTCACTAGCGTTGTTGGTCATAGTTGAGTCTGTTGAGAACTCACTAATAACAACACCTCGCTTAAATCCTAAGCCATCTAAGTTACTCAATGCAATACTTGCGGAGAATGTAACAGTACCAGTACCTTGGTCAACAGTAAAGAATTTACCAACACGGAAGATACCGTTCTGGTCAGTGGTTACATAGAATACACGTCCAACTCCGTCTTCTTGAATTTCTTGAGCTTGTTGACGACCTATTACTGGATTACCGTAAATTGTATACGGGTAGTTAGTAGTTGAATACCCGCCAGTACCAATATCTAAGAAGTCATGTCCAGTAGCACGGTTTGTACTAATACGCTGAGTAATCTGCGCTGCAGCTCCAACAGCATATCCTAATCGCAGTGTTGCAGCAGTATCAGTTGGGAAAGGTTTACTAATACCTAACGAATTACTAGATGCCGCAGTAACTTCTTTCATTATAAAAGTTACAGGAGTTAATATAGTTGTTCCGGTGCTATACACTCCGGGGTCGGAAGCATACCTAACGGTAACTGTTGTTGCTGTTGATGCGCTAACGGTAACTGTACGGTTGTATGTATCAGTGGCATTACCGGTAACGGCCCAGTAACTACCGACAGCCGGTAAGTTAGTTTGTGTTGGTATTGTGTATGTTACTAGATACGGGTTAGTTCCTGTAACGCTGTCGTAACTTGTAATAGTAATACTAGCAACACCGCTGTTCCATGTGCCTGGGTTATACGGATAGCTTAATGTGATTTCGCTAGTAGTACTGGCTACACAATAATAGAATCCGTTATATAAAGGATTGTTGTTACTGGTAATATTAAAATACTTACCAACTGTTGGGGCAGACCCTTGTGTATATAATCCTAATACCACAGCATAGGTAGTTGTTATAATTCCGCTTGATACTGTTTGTGAAACACTAACAGTCCACGAACTACCAGAACCAGCAGTAATATAAGTCCCTGCTGATACGCCAGTACCAGTTACCCCTTGACCAATAGCAATAGTGCCAGTACCCGAAGCAACTACGGTTAGAGTAGTTCCAACAATAGTACCAGTGAATGAAGCAGGGCCAGTTATACTAGTAAATGTGTTAACTTCTACTAGAGCAGTAACCGTAGTACTAGTGAATGTTTGTGAAGGACTTACGGTCCATGACAACCCAGATCCTGCGGTAATGTAGGAGTTAGGAGTAACACCGTCACCAACAATAGTTTGGCCAATTTCAATAGTACCGTTAGTTATAGAACTAACAGTTAATGTAGTAGACCCAGCCATCGATCCAACAAATTGTGCGTAGTTACTCTTGGTAAATGTTCCTGGGTCACTAGTGTAAGCAACTGTAATTTGGTTAGTTGATACACCTGCTACAGCAACTGGAGTAACTGTAGCAGTAGCCGACAAGACCGCAGTAAGTACAGCATTGCCCCCACTGATATAAACAATTGGGGTAGAAGAGTAGCCATATCCCGGACTTACAATGCTAACAGCAGTAATACTACCGCCACTAATTGTACAAGTAGCAAGGCCACCAGCAGTCTCACCGTTGACAAACGCACCGTTAATCGTACCTCCACGCCCAATAATGATTGTAGATC